GAGAGATTATGCGGGCACCATTTAAGCAATCCATCGCTATCAATCATCGTCGCTAATCCGGTGCGTTCAGGCGTACCGAACATCGCATCGAACGTGCGGTTGGCCCCATCGGCATAGTAAAACGCATCGTTCATCGCCGCGATCAGTTGCGGGCTGATACCATCTACAGCATAGAGAGCAGTAGGATCACCCCGCAAACGCGCCGCAATTTTAAAAAGATTAAAAATGCTAAAGGGAGTAAACATGAGTTATGAAGTCCAAACGGTCAAACCAACTCGCACAGTAAACGCCGGTGTTACAGATCGTGCATAAACAAAACCTGGAGGAGTAAGACCAAGCCTTTCATAACCTTGCGCACCATAAGGTATAGGCTTTAGCACATGTCCTTGTGAAGTCGGAGCCACATCTGTTACTTGATAGGCCAACGCAACGCCATAATCGCCATGTACCGAAAGCATAAAATCTTCAGTATCTTCTGCTATTTTGACCCAAGAATCAGTTAGTGTTTGATCAATTGTATTAGCCATTAATATGTACTCAAGTCAAATTATATAATTAACTATCAGAAGCGGGTACAGATGTCTGAGCACCAGTATCAAATAAAAACCCACGCGGAAGTGATAAGGCACGAATTTGCAGTCTTAAATCAGTACGAAGGTGTTGCCGTGCAAGCTGAATTACAGTTGCCCAGTCTGCCATAAACTTAGCTCCTTGTGATGCCTCTACGATTTCCACATCTTGTGTAGTATATATTTCTGCCAACCCACCTACAACTAATTCTTTATGATAGACTTGTGGAATACTCGGAACCGGATCATCCACTAACACCATTGGAGGTGGTAATGCATATCCTTCTACTGTCACATTAATACTTATAGTCGGGGCAGGAACTAAGCGTGCTTTGTCTGGCTCCATATCTACAACAGCAAATTTCGGTGTACCTGTAGCAGCACGCCAATTACTAAAATTCATAGCTTCAACACCATCCAAAGTGAAGTAGCCATAATCCAATTCGTGTGTACCAACTGGACGAACCTGCAGATCATTTACAATTAAAGTTTTTACATACAATAACCGAGCTGGTAATGTAACCCAAGCTGAATCTGCTGTAGTATCCTCTGATATAAACACTGCCAACGTATTTCGCGCAAAATCGTCTTGTGCACGATTAAGCGCTGCTACAATTTTATCATCATCTATCCGATAAGGTGGAACTACATCATCCAGTCTAAACCGTACTAGACTTACTAGCTCAGTAAGATTCATACTAATGCCCTTGCCCCTCTAGTAGAGGGAAGATATCTTTGATAAAAAGCGCGTTTTAATGGAATAAGATTAGCCTTTACATTAGCCCGAATCCGCGCTGCCTGCTTTTCTTCTGGCCACTCCATCCCAGCTACCTGTAATGCTTCAAACAACACTACCGTATGATAAGGTGCTTCCCACACAGGTTCATCAGTAAGTGCGGTAAACTGTACCGGCATAAGCCACGCCGCGCCATAGACATCCCACGCTTCTTTTGGCATCGGAGTAAACAATAATTGTTCATCAGGTAATTCAACAAAATATCTCGGAATCCCTTGCCAGTCATGGTTAACCCGTTCATCTTGTTGCCAATGATCATACTCCATACGTGATATAGGCCACGTTGCTGTGCCGCCTGGTCGCTTAATATAAGTAGCATCATAGTCCATTTCCTTATATTGTGCTATTGAATAAATTTCTGTATCAGCCACCAGGGAAAACAACAAACCGCGCCGCTCAAAGAACCGCCATTGAGTATGTTCAAGTTGCACCCGCAAATATGCCTCATTTAACCAATCAAAGATTTGCTCATTTGAAACTTGAAAAGGCTCAATGCGATCATTCAGCGCAACTCGAACACGTCGAATAAGTTCTTCAACTGTCACAGTAAATACCTTTAACGTACTCTGTCTTTAATAGAGTCGTACCACGCCGGACCATTAGGGTTTTTATCTCGATAGTGGTGTGGATAGCGTAACACATCAAACGCATTAGAAGTTTCAAACGTGGAACCATCTGGCGCTTTTCGATAGCCAAATTGCCACTGTTCCCGTTTTGCAGTAGCCAACACCTCTAATACAAAACGCGGCACTGTTGTCCAGTTGCCCCGCATCATATAGTAAGGTTTTCCATTAACACTCACCGACACCAGCCGAGTACTGTCATTTTTATCATGCGAAGGTAAAACCATCACTTCAACCGGCTCTGCCATAAAAGCCAAATCTTTTGCATATTGGCCTGCTGCTTCATTTTCAACAACTTGAATAGGAGACTCAAAGGACTCATCTTCCGGTTGTTCTGCTGAATGTTTTGGAACTGGAGCTGCTGCATCATCTGCGGCTTTTTTAGTGTATGTTGGCATTGGAGCACCTATTCTTTATTTTAATAACCCTGGCGGGATTAATCGCCAGGGTAGAACAATACGTTTCCATAATCGGAAACGAGCAATATACTACCTACTTACAATCATTAAGACCATGCTTCCCACAGTACATCATCATCATCGGTCTCAAGAGACGCAACAGATACATCTACGGTAAATTGCATTTTTTCCTGATCCACTGAAATACCTGCAGCCGCATACGTGCGTGTTCCGGCGGCCACAGTTACCAACGATTTAGCATTACTGCCGCCATCCAAATTTGGCTCTACTACATGCAGTGCTTCAATTCGATCTGTAAGATTCGTAATTCGTACATGCGTTGGCTGGAACCCCAGCTGAATAGTAAAATCCGCTGCAGTTCGTACACCACTACGTGTACCCCATGTAAAACGCCGACCCTCTTGGATCGGATTAACAGTCTTTTCAACAAGTGCCATAATCTTTATAACCCCTACTTCTTAAATTGAGTATACCTTACGGCGTCTCGAGAGCCGTCACACGGACATCAAGCGCGGTAATAGCGGCGGCATTAGCAGTGGCTTGGGCTTCTTGTGCTGCCATCCATTTTAATAGGATTTCAGCGCCGTCATTGCTAATAAATTTTTGCAATTCAATTGCGGCTTCTTCAGCGGTTAGGCTCATAATCAATACCTTAATCTATCATTAAAAAGCGCACACTAACAAAATAACTTCAATGTTAGTGTGCTATCCCCCCGCAGGATTCATGGAGATCGTTTAAACCCCGTTTCTTGCAAATTCGTCATGATATAAAACCTCAGCTTTTTGCCTATGTGTAATAGCGTCAGACATCTTTTCAAAGAAACCAAGATGAACACGCTTATAAGCTATCGTAATGTATGTCTCCCAGGGCGGTAAGTTGGCCTCTGCTCGACGCTTATTAAATGAAACTCCCTTTACGCCGGATGAATTATTACGGTTAAGTCCTTTATTCCATTGTTGCTCTGAATCATCAGCTAAACGCAGATTCACTAAACGATCATCACCTGGATCTCCGTTTATATGGTCTACAGATGACTCAGGCCATTCACCGTAAGTCAAAAGCCAAGCTACTCTGCCGGCAACGAATTTTCTACCAAAAAGATGTATGCGATTATATCCTTTAGTATTATCTCGATATCCAGCCTTTTTGCCACGATTTCGCCCACACTTACGTAAAAATAACCCAGAATCAGGTTCATATATAAGTTCAGCATCAACCATTGCAAAAGTTACTTGACTTTCTACTTTTCTATTTACAGTTGCCATCTTCATAACCCCATCAGTTACCCCATGAAGGAGACAGATATGCCAACCAGCATGGGACTGGTTTTCGGGAGCTACCCTAGGCATATCCTTAAACATTAATCTTCAGTCCCGACGTATGCGACTGCAAGCCAATCATCATTTAGAATCGCCTGCGCTTGCCAGGTCATTGCGCTCACATAACCACGCTGGCCCAAAGGATCAATCTTGGATTTTTCAGAAGGCGGATAATGGTTGGCATCAATCGAATCATAACCACGTAGGGGCACTTGCCCAAAAGCTTCACCACCGCCTTTACCCTTACCGCAAATGATTAAAGGGTACACATCAATATTAGTAGTACCATCGGACTTCGGAGTGAAACCGGCCACCGCCGAACCAACTACAGCACCGGCACCAGGTTGATAGGTCAAAATAGGATTGATAATAATCCGAAAGCGGCCAATTGCGCCGATCTCATAATCCGGGTCAAGCAATTGGGAACCGCCGTAGTCTTGTACCTTAGTAAAACCAGGCATATTTTCGAAGGTCTTTTCCATATCCGTATGGCAGTACACCGGCCAAGATGCTTGTACTGATTGCATACCAAAGGCTGGCCCAGACTTCAGCATCTTATTAATGGTAGTACCATGTTTCGCCAAGAGTGCCCGCGAAATATTCTGGAACATACTTTTAGTCGGAGGCCCGTTAACAGTACCGATAGTGGTACCAGTTCCACCGTAAAACACATTAGTGCAAGATTTCAGCTCACCGTAAACCATCATTTCGCGGCACAGCGCAATTCGAGTAGCGGCCTGATCTTCCATTTCACGCGGAATTTCTTGACCTTCTTCATGCGTAATGCGTAGGCGATTAGTATAGGAATAAAGGCAACCGATCTCTTGCAACGATGTGGACAGTGTGGTCCACGAAATCGAATCCGGCGACGGCGTTACACCCTCTTGAATAATGTGTTTCGTAATAAAGTCTGTATCACCCCCAGCGGCCATCCACTCATTGTCAACACCGCCATAGGGTAAAAACCGCATCCACTCAATCAACTGCGAGTTATTTTGAGGAAACGGCTCCATAGCCCCCAACTTAGTAAGCATTTCTTGGGGCTGGGCTTTCGCCAAAATTCGACCTTTATACTTTTCGTGACGACCCGCTTGGGTCGAATAGTTCATACCTGCCATGATTAATTACCTTATTTCTGAGCTAGCTTCATTAAACGCACTTAAAAACACATCTTCTGGTGTTTGTGCGTTACCAGTAGACCGACGAGATTGTGCTTTGGGGCCTTGCCCACTAGCGAGCCGCTGAGACTTACCATTGGCAGTCCGCGTTTGTTCCTTGATTCGCCCCTGCTCCCACTTTTCAAACTTACGAAGTGCATTTACGTAAGGAGCGCCAAAGCTCAAAAGAGCTTGTTGGGTTTGGTAACCTTGTTGAGAATACCAGTCAATAAAATTTTTGTGCCGCTGTCCTTCGGGCGCAAACTTCCCGTCTTTTACCGGAGGGATAATCTCCGATAATACCTCGGGAGGATAGGCTGACATTACTAACTGCTCTCCCATCCATTCACGAGCCTGATTCTGGATAGGCTCTAAATGTGGCCGCAGTGTAGTTTCGTCAATCGGGTTAACCCGCAGTGCTTCCTGCAAAGCTGGTATTAATACTTCAGCCAACTTAGGGTCATATTCCTGTAACACAGTTTGAAGTTTAGACGCATCAAAAGACGTTTGTGCGCCCAATGATTTTTCTAACTGGTCTAACCGCGTTTGATACTGTCCCATATTACCAGATAACCGCGATTCAAGTGCAGATAAATGGTTAGGGAACTCATTAACTTGACCAAGCCGATTATAAACATCATCCTCAGTCAAATCACGTAGATAGGTCGACGGTGCATCTCCTTCTCCATCACCCTCACTATCACCATCAGTGACAGGCGGTTCAAGTTCACCTTCTACCTGCGTACCGCCCTCCTCTAAAGGAGGGTCAGATGCAAAATCTTCTTCAAAACCAGGAGCAATTTCAGGTGGCATTAGAAGCCTCCTTTATTTGTTTTATAAGTGTCATAAGTTCTAAACGCTGACCTCGGAGTAATTCGGTAGTCATACTATCTCGCCCCGGCTCAGCTGTTTTCTCAGTAAGTAGCTTAACACGAATATTTAACGATTGCAATAACTGTTCAGGGTGAATATACGTTACTCCATTTACATTAATAAACATTATTGTAATCCCAGTGTTGCGAGCGCCGCATCAACATCTTGCGGAGGTGGCCCTTCTGTTGGCGGCTCGGGCGGATTAAGTTCCAACTGTTCTCCAGATGCCAACTCAGGAGAACCCATTGCAGGATTAGCCTCGATCTCCATTCCCTTTTGCTGCATTGCTCCCTGTTGCTTCAGTTGTTCTTGTTGCAACTTCTGCTCGCCCGTAGCCATTTGTGTACGAGCATTTAATTCCGCAGCTTGTGCTGCTTGTGCTAAAGACAATTGTTTAAACTGTGCCTCTAACGCCAACTTAAGCTTATCAGTATGATCTTGCAATTTTGCAATCTCATATTCCATCTGTGCTTCAATCTTAGCAGCTTCAACTTTCGGATCAGGTTGCGCTTCCGCCGCCTCCAGTCTTTCCCGTTCTTCATCTGTAAGCGCCATCTTCTCCACATCAATCTGGAATCCTTCTAAATACATAGCCATCCATTTAGACGGGCTAACTCCATAAACGGGCTGCAACACCTGTTGCCCAATTTGCAATAACGCTTGTTGTTGTAACTCTTTAATGATAAGTGCCGACGATGCAATAGGCTCAACCACTGCATCACCCTGCGCTTCTTCAGGACCATACAACTGAACCCATTCATAAAAAGCAGTTAACAACGGCTTACAAACATTGTTATCCCACCCTTTAACAATAAGGCGTAGATTAGTCGTAGAGTTATTCATTAACTGCTGACTTACACCAACAGCATCAGTTACTGCCTGGCCCTGCAACAATAGAGATAACCCGGTAGTATCCTCAGCCATCTTCAACCAATACTGAATAACCGGCATAATCTCATTCAAATAATTAGGAAATTCCAAAAACGCCATAGCCTTTTGCGCTTCAGACATCGCATCCACGCCGGGCAAGCCAGACTTCACACGCCAGCGTTTGTATGGATGCATCTTCGTTCCTTCCCCTTCCATCGGCTCGATAATACCTTCCAACTCTAACACCTGCGGCCCAACACTGTAGCCCATATTATCCATTAAAGCCCGCACCGATGAGTTAAGTCCGCGCTGCGGTGTTTCCATCTGTTCCGGGATACCGATGCCAGCCCAGGAATTATCACGCGGCTCCCAGCATAACATATGATATGGAAAATGTTCAGTTTCTAATGGATAGGGTGCTATCTTAATAATGCGCTCATTGCACATTGTAACAGTACCAAATCCTAAAGATTTCATATCTCCCGACTCAGACTTATATTCTATTACGCCAGTGCGTATCCACAGTACAAAGGGTTTTTCTTTATTCTCATGCTTTGGCGCTTTACCTGTTTCATCTAGTGGCCCTTCATCCAAACACAAATCAATAGCCTCAGCAATAAAATTTGGATCCTCCTTCATCTTTCTAAGCTGACGCCGCGTGACTTCAGGAATCTTTTCAAAAAAGAATCTACCATTTTGCACATCTGAACCGCACTCTGGATCAGGAAAACAGTTTTCTACAGGAATGCATTCAATTTGCGGGGTAAAGAAAATCATTGTTTCTAATTGTGAAGATAACAATGCTGCAACATCTTCAGATGCAATCTCGGGCAATACATCTACAATAGCGGTTACATCCTTAGACAGTTTACGTTCTTTTGGAACTGGCCCTTTAATAACACCAGTACCCACAATCCCAGCTTCACTCAACTGTTGTTGTACTACATTAGACCAGTCAGATTCCTTTAACCAATCTTTAATAATAGTAGTTGCAACTTCCAAGGCTGCTTCTGTAGTATTCGGATCAAGCTTCTTTCCAATATCAGGCAAGACCTGTGAAAGTGCCTGTGCTACTGCCGGAAACTTACCCAATACACCCATTACCGTCTGAAGATCACTAACCGGTGTAGACTTTAATTCCCAAGGCATTTTTCCAGTAGGTAATAAAATATCCGTTACCCGCGCCGTACCTGCATTAGTATAAGGCCGCGTCATATTAACAAACACTGTAGACCGATCAGAATCCTGAGCAGGGCGAAATGCACTAATAGATGAATTAAGCGTTTCACCCTTTTCCATAGATGCTGCAGTATTTAATTCATCCTTACCTTTATACTGATTCCGCGCTTTCTGCCATACAGCATCCAACCCTTCCCGCTTACGCCCATTAATTGCGGTACTGCGTTCATCACACAAAGTCTTTTGTAAAGTTACTAACGTCTTTTGCTCAAGCATTTTAATATCCAGTAAGCAAGCTAATTAAAAAACCAAAAACAAAATTTTATCTTCGTCAGGTTTTGGTTCGTTTATAACTACATTATCCTCAGTAATCGCACAGCCACACTCACCAGGATGTCCAATACCTTCAACCTCAATATCGCCATAGTCTTGTTGGCGAGCTTTAAGAACTTGAATTAATTCTGAAATTTTCATTTTAATACCCTATAACTGCATCTAATGGCCGCCAACCAGCTTTTGTTGATTTAAAGCCCATACCGTCATCAATCTGTTTAATCGGACGTGCTCGTGTTGGAACAAAAGTAAGAACAAATGCATCCCACCTATCAGGAGACTTAGATGCTTTCTTTTCTGCTTTATTCCTTCCAAGTGCAAATCGGGCGCGATAATCATCTTTAGATTCAATTAACAACAGTCCACCCTTATATTCTTTC